ATCTAAGGGAAGTTCTGTAAATGGTGCGTTGTTTGCCATAACAGAAGAATGTGAAAGATCATTAGACAGATACGAGGGGTATCCTAATCTTTACACTAAAAAATATGTGAATAGATGGTATGACGACATGAATAAGTTTACACCTCAAAAGATAATGTTTTACAGCATGGTTGATAAAGATTTGGTCTATCCTCCCTATGAGAGCTACTTAGAAACGATTATAAAAGGGTATATGGATTGTGGCTTACCCACAGATACTTTAGAGGAAGCTGTAAAATTTTCTGCAGAGAGACTTGACTAATATAGAAAACATCCTATATTATTATATATAACTTTAGAATGACAAAAGGACAAAAAATGAAAAATCAAATATACGAAACAAAAAACTACGACATGTTTTCGTTAATTAACGGGAACAGAATTATCAGAAAGGATAGAGTCAAAAAACTTCAAAAAGATATAGAAGCATTTGCTCAAAAAAATCCTATCTTAGTCACTGCAGATAAAGGTGTATTAGATGGTCAATATCGTTTGACAGCTTGTAAAAATCTATCAATACCTGTCAAATATATTGTAGACGATCAAATTCACTCATCTGATCAAAACATTCTTGATTTGATTAGAGCCATCAATAAAAACCAAGCTAATTGGACAGCAGTCAATGTTGGCAACTCTTATGCAGTATCAGAAGATAATGAATACTACAAAAGATATATGGATCTTATTAATCTAGGAGTATCTCACTCTTTTGTTTTACACGCCTGCGCTGAATTTTCAAAAGGCAAGCCTGATGTGAAATGCACCAATAAAAATTTTAAATCAGGTGAGTTTGTTATGCCTCTTGAGGTATATGAAATGGTCAAAGGTTTGATTAAAATGTTAAAAAGTTCTGGGATAAGTCCTAAGATTTGGAACAGGCAGTATTTTATCAGAGCCTTGATGAAGCTTAGAAAAGTAAAAGAGTTTGATACGTATCGTTTTATAGAAAACTTTGAAAGATTTCCTTACGAGTGGAAAGACGCATATCAAACCATGGACAATTTAAGAAGTATTCTTCATGTTCATAACTATAGAAACAGAGATAAAGCTAAATACTTTATAGAATAGAAAGGAAAGACAATGAGTAGAACAGGAGCATATGCTTTAGAAAAACAAACAGAATTAGAAGAGTTGTATACTAAAGTAGAAGAAGCCGTCATAGCGATGGATCAAGCACAGGAGTTGAAGGGGTTCAATAGCATTAAGCACGAGCATAAAGATCTTCACTTTTATTTAATAAAAAAAGATTTAGAAGAATTTTTAAGTATTCTTGAGGACTACGTTAAAGGAGACGAATAATGACAGATACGACTAAATATAAATCAATCATAGTGCGATTGGAAACACACGCTAAGTTGAAGAATTTAGCAGGGAAAGATAGAAAAATTTCAGGTGTTGTTGCTCAACTCGTTGATAAAGAGTGGAAAAAAGAACACAGGAAAGCTCAGTAATAAGGAGGAGGGGTGATCTCCGCAATCTTCTAAAGTGTCATCTCTCCTCTTGATTACTGATAGCGAGAATCAGTAATCATCTCTGAAGTCTACCTCCCAAGCAGATGGATGAGATCTGTATTAGCTCTCGCATGACCAGTCAGGAGGACCTTATCCACCCTCCTGGCTCAAAAAAGGAGAAAAAATGGACAAAAATTTATTGAAAGAACTGTCAGTCGAAGAGTTAAAAAACCTTGAAAAACAAGTAAAATCAGAGATTGAACGTCGAACAATTAAAGTTGTTGAAAAAGACGCTTGACTTTTCCCTATTAATTTATCCACAAAACATATATAAATACCTATAAGAGCGGGAGTGTTTACCCTGTTTCGATCTCCCGCTTTTACAAAGGACAACGCTATGTTGAACGATATAAAAACAAAAATCGTACTTGCTGTCCAACGACATCAAGTGTACGACCCGGTATTAAAAGATACAGTAGGTAAAGTCTTGGTGACTTTTTCCGATGGGGTAGTGAATGGTTATCTAGAAGAGGATTGGGATAATATGATGACTCAAGTAGATTCTATGCTAGATAAGGCTTTTATTGTGGAGCCGAAGGCTTTTCGTCCTCAGTTGGATTAGATTTTACTTTCGATATTTTATTTTGTAGTGAAGCGATCAGGAGATTTCTGAGCTCAAATGGCGTCAACGCCTTATGGTCTAATTCATATTTTTTCATGAGAACTTCTAGTATATCAAAGTTTACAAGTCAATATCTATAGTAAAATTTAAATAAATTACTTGACTTCTTTTTTGTCCACGATCCACTGACCAGGGATCACTTGCACCCGACCAACGTCATTATCCATTTTATCGGAGCCAATATCAGCTGCCAACAGGATGTATTCTTCTGTTTCTTTAAGAACATAGCCAACAGAACAGACCTCGGGGGGCGTGATCTTAAGTGCATCCTCGATACTGTGCCACCCCGATTCCATTTCATAAGCGTCTAGCCATTTAACTTCATAGAGTTTTGACCCGGGACCAACTTTAATTGTCCCTCTAATTCGGTCCCGTTCGGGTGCTTTATCTTTGCAAACCAACCTTCGTTCCCCATAATAATCGACAAATCTTTAATTCCATGTTTTTCAAAAGCCTTAAAAGCGCCCTGTCGCACAGAGTCTAATCGTACATCATCACCGACCAGAATGCCACCCTCGATTACCTTAGGCCACCAATTTGTGACATCATCTTCGACTACTTCTAAGGTGTGAGCGCCATCTACAATCACAGCAGCTACAGAATTATCCTCAAAAGAATCAAGGATATTTTGATTATCGGATTTATTGACATTAACCTGAACCATGCCAGAGTCTATATGATCTTGTAGATTTCTCATAAAATCATCATACATGCTGTTTAAATTAACATCAGCATGTTCCATACCCGAGCCTTCAAAGGTATCAATGACATGAACTTTGACATTATGTTTGCCAGTTAGTTCTAAGGCATCGCATAAAAATCTTGTTGATCTCCCTGCGAAACAACCAATCTCAACTATATCTTGCCCGTCCTCTACGTATTTAACTATGTTTGTATATGCGTCGTGCATATTAAACCAACCCGGTATATCTAAATATTTATACATTTTTATTCTCCCTCATTTCTATCGCTGCTCTGAGCATGACTTCTTGCATATTGGTAAAGTAATTTTTGCCCATGAGTTTCTCAGCTAATTTTCTAGCTTGTCTTTTACGGCCCATTTCCATTTGATGTCTTAAAGATCCTTTTCGATCCCCTTGATTAGCTTCCAAGTTTCTTTTCTTCATCCTGTTTCTCCTTTGATAGTGGTGTGTAAAGAGGAATTTTATTCCATTTATCTCTCTCCACCAAATATTTTATGATGTGATCATATATGTATTTCATGCTTTTACCTCCTCGCATTTAACCTTAAATAGCTCAGCCATGTCTGAGAATTCATACTCTAATTGTTCTATTTGTTTTTCACATGTTTGATAATCTTCAACATCATGTTTTGAAAAGATACATTCTACCTCCCCGTCATTCGGTAGGCATAACTGCATCATGATTATTACTTTATGCATTGAGTCTCTCCTTACTGTTCTCGTATTCTATATGCTCGTTAATTTCTTCTTTATCATCATTGTAGTAGTCAAGTATGATGCCATCATCTATGTCTGCTAGTAAATCATCCGCCTGTCCCCATTCTGTCGTATCACCACACAGATAACACCAAGTTTCTGCACCTGCCACCCAATAAATAGAACCTTTATTTTTACCAAGATAAACATCATCTAATTGTACTTCTCGTAGTAAGTTCTCTATATAAGACCTAGTGCCTTCTAATTTATTCATCGTCTTTCTCCATTTCTAGTTTAGTTATTTTTCTTTGCATGAACTTTAAGCCAGGCAATACTGTGCCTTCATACTCAATGCCCATGCGCTCTACGATATCCACTATTGTGTGTATCGTTATTGGGTAAGGTAGTCTTGCGACAAACGACTTACCTTCTTTATCAAGAACCGGCTTTTTTCTTTTCGTCGGTTTCTTAAACTCTATTACATTATCTTTCTTCATTCTACTACTTTCAAATTTACTACGTCGTTTATAAATAACTCCTCAAAAGTTATATCGGGATCTTCTTCGTTAGATAAAACTTCTATTTCTAGGTGCTCATGTTCTTGAATGTAGCGCCTAATATATGGTAAAATCTTTTCTTTATCTCCTATAAAGGTCTTAGAAAAGCTCTTATCACTTCGAGGTTCGATCCTAACTGTTAAATCCATTTCTATGGGATAAACTATATTATTATTGGTTCATGGTCAATGGCTAATGTTAGTAAGAAAGGAGGAAAGTATTATTCGGGAAAGGAGGCCGAACCACTGACCACTGACCATGAGAGAATAGATTACTATAAGAGAACCATTTACACAAAATAAAAAAAAAAATAAAAAATTATTCAAAATTCATTCTCTCTGTTCTCTCTAACCAATTTATATAGTATATTCAATATGTTATTACAATTTAATCATTCTCTCAATCATTCTCTCAGAGAACAAGTTATTCTCTCTAAACCCATTGAGGAGGCAAAGAAACGAATTATGTTTACTTTTTTACTATAATTTGTAAGAAATGATCTTATAAAGGATTTAATATGAGATATAGAAACCCTGGCGATCCTGTGGTTTTAAACAAGGAACTCGCTGATCTACGAGATCAACTAACACCCAAGCAAGCTACATTTGCTGAGCATATTGTTGCTCAAGAGAATAGAATGACCGCTAGAGAATGTGCTATCAAGGCAGGCTATCCCGAAAAGTCTTCTCGGGCAAAGGCTTCCCAGCTTCAAAACCCAAAACTATACCCTAAAGTTCATGAATATATTAGAGCTTTACAAGAAGACCTTTGGAATAAGTATAAGATTTCCCCCGCTACTCACATGAGAAGATTACATGAACTAGGGCTAAGAGCAGAAAACCCTAGTGTTGATGATGTTGCTCAGTTTGACATGAAACCAGATTTGAAAACTGCAATTATGGCGGAGATCAGTCGAGGTAAAGCTGCTGGATTTTATGATAAGAAAGAAAAGGTTAAGGATAAAAGCATTGATAATTTGTCTTTGGAAGAGGTCACTGAATTGTTAGACAAGATGAGAAAGAATGTTATCATTGATCAAACCCCTACTGAATTGGATATGGATAATAATGAACCCAAGACAGTACAAAGCGACGATCAGTCAGAACAAGGCGATCAACAAATTTCTTGAAGAAGGTTATTACGTATTTACTAACATATGTGAACAAGGCCCAATTGATATTGTCGTTGTTAATCCAAAAAACGGCAGATCTCACTTTTTTGATGTTAAGACTTCTAATGGAAGTAGAATTGTAAATGGTAAGTCGATCGGTGGAACAGGGAGCAAACTCAAACCGAAACAAAAAGAACTCGGAGTCCGACTCTGTCTTGTCGAAGGAGATGAGGTTCGCATTGTCGAAAAGAGAGACACACTTATCAAAAGACAGAAAAAAGAAAAAACAAACCCCTTCCGTAAATCGAGGAAGGGAATCAAATTTTTGGAAGAATATTAAAGAAATAACTCCCAATATATATTGGACTAGAATTGAAACATACGGAACACCAGGACTTCCCGATCTCTTGGGCGTGTGCATGCATGAGCCTAAGAATATTTCTTTTTGGTGTGAGCTGAAGATAGCGAAAGGTCATCAATTATTACTTTCACCTTTCCAAATATCTTGGAACGTGAAAAGATTTTCATTGTGTCAAGACAATTTTGTTATGGCTAAGATTCCAGAAACAAGAGAAATATGCTTGTGGTCGGGTTCGCTTGTGCGTGAGCTTGCCGTGAA